CTTGGTCGAAATCCGCTTTCAATAAATCCGCTGTAATTCTGTGACCGCTCACAATAGTCTCCTAATTAAAGGTAAGTTTGACGCCAGCAACGTCATCTGATGCTGGCAATAGTTTTAACCACATAACCCCGTCCAACGCGGCGGAGGGTATTTTTTGTGCTTCCTGTTGGGTTGCACCTGTAATCTGTATTGCTGTCGAACCGTCAGAGTCATAAAGGATTCGGTAATCCCCGTCTTCTTCGTGCGAAGCATAACAAGCAATGTTTTGTCCAGTCATTGAGGCAGGACAAATAATAGTTCCAGCCTCAAACGGACCTACCGCTATTGCAGGAGTATCTGCAAGAACAGAGTCCAAATCCACCGCAATTGATGTGTAATGATTGTTTCCCATATTATTTTCCTGGTATTACGCCGTTTACTTTGACGTAGTAAAAATCTCGGCGGCCCGTACCTTGGTCAACCATGTAGTTGTCCGTGCTGGTGTTCGGGTCGCTGTTGGTTCCCAACGAATCAGGGGTAAATTGTCGCCTATCGTGGTGGACTGCTGCAACCAATCTTTCCACAAACTCCTGTTTTAACGTAGGCTTATTGCCATCGTCCAGACGTTTATTTGCTTCCCATAGACAGGCTGAAAGAATCACCTCTCCTAAGACCTCACCACCCAAGGGGTAGGGGTTGGAGTCACCAATTGTTTCAGGGGATCGGTTGTATCTGTACCTCAAGACGTATGCGGCGTCAGGGATGGGATGGAATGTCAATCTCCACCTCTGACCCTCTACCGTACTTTCCACTTCTGCCTTTGGGACGATAGCAAAATAAAACGGTTTGTTGGCTGTATTGTCGTTCTGTCGGGCCACCCGTATATCTGCCTCTGAGCGTTCCTCTATGCCTTGGTATCGCGTGAAGTCTGAGTCATAGGTAATCGGGCCATTGATCCCAGCGAAGTCGTCAGGGAGCAAATACCAAACTCTGCGGAGGGTGTACGAAGAACCCGCCGTTGCTGTCGCTGAGGTGTCAAGCAGGGTAATCTGGGTAGAGCTTTGATAACTTCCCACAGGGTAAGTTGATCCACCTACTACTAGCTCTGCTTGCGAAGCATCCTCAGAAACGTAGCTGGGCCACGTTCCGGTTACTAGCGTCACTACCCCAGAAGCCACTGTCACTGTACCCGTCGTGTAAAGAGCGTCGGTGGTGATAGTTGTCACGGGTCGAAGAAACGACCATTCATGGGCAATATTTGCACCGGGGATGGGAGCAGGGCGATACACTGACCGAAGTGCTTGCCGGATAATGTGGTCTACGTCAGCGGTTTGTTGAGTAGTCCAGTTATCGGAATCACGGTCGTAGCCAACCTCCATCCCGATTTCTCGTTGAAGGTCTGAGTATTTAATCGAAAGACTCGACTCAGCCATTTATTGCAACTTTCTTTTTGCGAATAGCCTTCTTGGGAACCATTGCCGGTTCCATATTAACCACGGGAGAGTAACTCTTGTAATCCATGAATGACGAAACCGTGGCCGACTCTTTTTCCATTGCAATCCACGTTAAGCATAAATGCAAAAGGTCGGCACCGTTCATATACCCGCCACCAAAAATAGGCTTACGAAACTTGTTTCCTTTTCCCACCAACTCTAAAAGTTTCACTGGAACGTCGTTTGTTCCAAGAATCTGTTGAATCTGCTCAAATTGTCGCATCTGAACTTCCATGGTTTCTCCTTAATAACCTTGTTGCATTTGTTTTAATTGCTGCTGTAACTGTTGTATTTGCTGCTGTATCTGCTGAATGTAACCCTGCATCTGCGGGTTTTGCTTGTTTTGAGGCTGTTGCGAAAACGTGCTTTGCTGACCCGCCACGTTTGTCAGTTGACCCATTACAGCACTCGGTCCCTTGTAGGCTCCTCCACTGTCTCGGTGTTTTCGGAAAAAGTCAGATTCGCTAATCTTATGTTCTGGGTTTTTGTTAAATGCCTTGCTTGCGTAACCGCCGCCAGCCACTTTGGTTAAATATGCGGCATACGCCGTTGAAGCCGGGTGCATTTCATACTTATCGTCTCGCAACCAAGGGCTGTAGTTTCCCTGGGCGTCACGCTTGTATCTGCCAGCTAAAGTTGGATTCATAATAATTAAAATGGCGGGCCGGGGTTTCCCCCGGTCCCGCTCTTAACGTTAGTTATCAATCTGCTCTTCTTGGTACACAGCAACCCAATCCACATGAAGAATGGGGTCGGTTGTGCCGCTAGAATGACAGACAAAACTTGGCGTCAAAGCTACGATTGGAATGTTCGTAGTAATGGCGGTTTTTGCTACACCGTTGACATAAGGGGTAACCGAAGTCAGCCCATCAACAACAAAACCAAGTTTTACATAAGTGTCATCCACAAGCGTGTGGGCCGAAGCAGTCGAGCTTCGAGTGCCAGCCTTTTCGCTGTGAATGCCAACTGCTGTTGAATTGATAGCTTCATAGCCAATGTGATTGGCTGTCGAGTTTGCAGCAGACGCAAACACGGAAGTATCAACAATTGCTAGACCTGCAAACACTTGACAGGTTGTGCTTCCAATATCAGCAGCTTTAATGCGAGCCTCATAGTAAATCTTCGAGGTTGCACTGGCGATAAAAGAAGACGCCCCGGCAGCACCGCCCAATTGAACCTGCACACCTTGGTTATTGGTTGTGCTATTGCTGTCAAGCAACAACACACCACCCTTGGCGGCAACGTCAAGTGCTACAGTACCAGCCGTAGCTTGCGTGAGAACCCATTTGTTCTCATCGTCAAACGTAAGAAAGTCATCAGTAATTCCAAAACCAACACTAAGGTCTTGGAAGTCTCGCGGCTGTTTGGCCCAAAGTCCAGGGCTTAGGCCGCGACCGGAATTTGCACCCTCATAGGATACAAGCGGTGTAAACGACATATCTAAGCTCCTTATACCTTAGTACCAATTGCCTGAGCCCGACGATCCGTGCAGAGAAGATTCCAAGTCGTGTCAACGTATACAACGAAGACATTATGCTGACCTGGGGCTTTCTCTGGCTCGGTTTCACGAAGGACATCGCCCTTCAAGAAAATCGGGTGGAAATTGTTGAAGTTGAGGAAGTAAATGGGATTCGCCTCAGACGAGTTATCGTCCAAGTACGGAGCCCATACGACAGGGGTACGCTTGAAAACAGTCTCGTCCTGATACTTCGCAGCATCATTACCAAGATTGTCATTCTGCTTACGAACCAAAGACTCGTAATCGTCAAGCGTGGATTCGTCCATATAGATTCTCATCGCTCCACCATTACCTTTACGGTAATCGTTTACGTCGATGGGACTCTTGAACTTAATCTTACGATACGCACGACGCATTTTGGCCAAGGCATCTTGGTCAGTAAGCGCCGAGTAGTTAAAGGTGTAGTTCTTCCAGCGGCTATAAGTGCTGCTGTCCAAACCACCCGCACCGCTCGAAAATCCGCTCGGGTTTCCACCGTTGAACGCACCCGCTGCTGTAGTAGTGTCAGACACCACCCAGTAGGGAACGCCAAATACATCAAGCTCGCTAGAACTTGACGCCGGTTTGGACCAGAACTGCTCTTCCATGTGATCGGCCTGAGACACAAGTGCCCCGGCTCGCCGTAGTTTCAAAGTAGACAACACCGTATTCTGACCTACCTGAATCAACGCTTCGCGTCGCTCCCAGGCCCACTCGGTAACAGTGTGCTTCCACGGCACTTTAATCTGTTGCAAGAGGTCTGGAATCGAAACGTCATCAGTCTGGAACATGCCAACCTGACGAGCATTATCACTGTTTTTCACAGCGATATTACGCTGAATCTGGTCACCACCCTGAATCTCGATTTTGTCTTTCGTCATAATTCGAGACGCAGCTTCGTGGTGCTGGAGGTCAGTCATCAGCGAAGTAAACTTGTTTTTCCCGAGATGATGTTGCGTACCTTTTATAAGGTCTGCAATATCAGCATCGGACAAGATATTAACTGCCATAACTTACTCCGTTAATTACCAAAGAGGTCGTTGGCATCCATTCGAGGGGCGACGTTCCAACCCTTATCTTGAGCCATCTGGTCAAACATCTCGTAAAACTCCTGGTCTTCTCCACCAGGGGCTACGGTTTGTGCTGACCGTCTGGAAGGACGGGCTACGAACTGACCACTCGCACTACGGAGACGATCCGCAGTGCCGGATTGTGACTTCCTCATGGCTAATTCAGTTTGATACTCTGGAAATGCCACGCCAACGGCGCGACGAAACAAATCATCACCTGACATATCAGGACTTAGCTGGCTGAGTTGACCGTACACATCCCATAGCTTTTCCGCATTTTGGCCGTATTGCGAATTCTGGGCGGTGCGGTCTTCAACCGACGTTCCTAATAAGGGGTGGAAATCTTCTCCCAGGTTGGCAATGTTTTCTTCAAACTGAGAGATAGTAGATTCTTGTTCTGATTCATAACCCTGATAGGCCATGTAATCAATTAGTTCTTGTTGTTTTTTGATTTGGGCTTGCAGCGCTTCAAAGTTTGCTTTGACGCCATCATCCATGTACTCGTCGAACTGCATCTCCGGTGCATCTTCGGGAGAATCTTCTTGCGGCAATTGCTCTTGAAGCTGCTGCTGCGGCTGCTCTTGCTGAGGTTGCTGCTGAAAGCGGTTAAGCATTTCGTTGTCAAACTTATTCAGCCAATACTCTAGGTGTCCTGGAGACTCAAAGGCTGCAAGCTCTTGGTCCGAGAAATTAAATTCTTTGGCTCGGTTTACCAAGTGCTCTGGTAACCTGCCGTTGCTTTGGGGGTCAGCCTGCGGTTCCTCAGGTAAATCCCGTGGCCCCTCGGACTCCGGCTTAATGTCTACAACCGGCTCTAGCTTTTCTTGCGCTTGTTCCTCCGCGACAAGTTTCTCGTCCGGTGTAAGCTCTGCGTCGAGAATCGCGTTCTCTACGTTTTCTGGTAGTTCTGGCATTTGTTTCTCCTAAGAATACTGCCCGCCCATAGGCGGTCCTTGTTGTCCCCTACCCAATGCAATTCGCTCTTGAAGCTCTGGAGGTAGGTTGGAAGTAGTTTCATCTTGTGGTGCGCTGTCAACTTCGTACTGCTGGAAAAACTGCTCCAGGTCTGGTTGTTCTCCCTCTCTTTGTGCCCAATGAGAGTGTTCCTGCCACGCTTGGTAGATTTCATCCAGTTTGTCCGGCAGCACATCAGGAAACCGTTGTGCAATGGCTTGGCGTATTCCCGACTCGCCCTCACCGGGACTGTCCATCGGGGGTTGGTCGTATGATCCAGGTACTTGTTCTGCCATTGGGTTCATTGGCTTTTGACGCATAGCAAACTGTTCTTGCGACTCGCCTGGGTATGGTGAATTAGCTGGCATTATTTAGCCCTTTGTCTATAGCAAGCGTCTTTGTCGTGCATACCTGACGAAGCTAGTAGTTTGTTTCGGTGTCCATTACTTCTGACCTTAACGGCACCATCGGCACGAATTTCGGTACTTTCAAGACCATGTTTTGCTAAGTGTGACCGGAGTTCCGGTATTTGTTCTGGATTCACCCCAAGGTTGTGGGACCAATACTCTGCCGGAGCAGAACCAGTTGCAAGCGTTTGGGGGTGGTCATGCCACCTTAATACGCCATCAGGGTCTTTGAACAAATAGTGTTTTCTAATCTCCGCCATGAATATCCCAACCCAGCTTGCCTAGTTGCTCGCTTAAAAATAACCTTGGAAGTTTGTCCATTTCTTCTGGAAACTCCAAGAACAATTCCATGTAGTCTTCTAAATACGGCTCCCCGGTAATACTTGCTTTTTCTTGTGCGAGTAATGCGTATAAAAACTTTTCGTTGTACTTTTCTGTTATTTCGTGCAGTCTATCAAGGCTGAGGCGAACCAATATTCATCTGGGGCTGCTGGTTATTTTGGGCGGCTAGCATTTGCTGCATCATCTGGTTTTGACCGCGATCCGTTGCTCCCGGCCTGCTCACACGCTCATACGTTCTTGTAGTGTCAGATGGCATCTGTGATCCGGGCTTTTTACCAAACGAACCTTGGCCCGTTAAAGGCTGTCCATCTTGGTTCACGATAATATCCATCAACTCCGGGATGTTGTTGTATTCTGACAGAAGAGAGATGATTCGGTCCATATCAAACATCTTGCCGTTTTCTTGCAGCATTTGAATCATGTTGGGGTTGTTGATTACTTCCAGCACAAATTGAGCCCTTTGCTCAGGCGTAGAGTGCTGCATAGAGTAGGGGCGAACGTCAAAATTTAACTCATGCCAAATCTCTCCCCGCGACTCAGCGGCGATGTTAAACGGCATTTGAATCTTATCCGACACATGCACTACGTCGTCGAAGTCTTGTACGGGGTCGTTCCACCAGTAATACAAAAGGCTTTTACATACGCTGGAAACCGCTTCAAAGGTTTCGTTACGCATATCATCGACTCTGGTATTGGCTTGACCCAACGCCATTCGGTCCTGACCAACGGTTTCTGACTGTGGCCCCAACCCACCCAACGCTGACAGGTTGCCACCAATCTTGTCCATAATGTTGTCCAACGACATCCCGTAGGACATCAACTGTTGGTCAATTCCTGGGTTCTCAAACACCTTTACGGAGTTGGGGTCGTTCATTTGAACCATATCCCCGTCACCTGCTTCTCGTTGGCGGCGAGCGTCTTCATCGTGACCAGACTGAAACCCGAACACCGTCTTTTGCCTAAGAGCCTTACGGGCGTTTTTGTTAAGAATCTGGTTGGCTAGTTCGTGTACGTCCCTCCAATGTGCCACGGGAGGTACGGGCATACTTTGACCGATAGGCCAATCAAAGCCTAAGAAGTGGTAGGGACCGGCAAAACACGGGCCCTGCTTTGGCCCCTTCCATTTGGCAATGTTTAGGGGCTCGTTAGAATGGGCTTTGTCGTCAGATGAATCACCGTCTGCGGCAAAGGTTACAATCTCGTTCGTGTCGGGAAGGTAAATCTCCCATATCTCCACTTCCTCTCGAATGCTTTCTGAGTTCTGGTTGTAGCTTCCAGAAATCGTGCCAATCTTAGGATCACCCCCTTCCGTGGTTCGTGACTCAACGAGTTCAGCCAAGGACTTTCTTGCGTCTTCGTTCCAATCAGGAAACAATTGGGCTTGGTCAAGAGCCATTCGATATTTGTGGCCCATGAATGAACAATGCTCCCACGGCTTTCCTTTGGATTGAAGGTCTTGCACCCAATCGTCCAAAAGGACCGGCTCTACAAACGTCCGTCCTACAGGTATGTGCATTTCTTCGTTTGCGTCAGTGGTGTAGTGCATAACGTCGGTCTGAGCCCAACCTACCTTGAGGATGCCCATACCAAACATTCCTGCGTTTACCCATTCCCTGACCTTAGAGCCAAAGTCAATTTCTTTGAGCATCGCGTTTGCAAGGCGCTGTGCCCTGGCTGCGATGTGCTTTAGCTCTTGATTGTTTGTAGTAACCGTGACCTGCGGCATACGAGAAGTAAGCATCCTTCCGTAGATTTGAACCGCAAGCTGGATGTAGTTCATTGGAACGCGGTCAGAAGTTCCGTCGTCCGTGTAGTGCCTGCCGACATACTGCCGTACCGCTTCGTAGGTATTTTTGCGGTAGGGCTGTAGCTTCCGGTAGTTCTGAGAGATGACTGCTCGGAGTTTAGGTATTGTTACCACGACGGCTCCTGCTCAAGTGTCTTTTGGTGCTTTTTTCTTCTGGCCGCAAAACTATACGGTGGTGGAGAAAGGTCGCTTATGGGTGTTTTCTTCAACTTAATAGCGGGTCGATCCGTGACCCCCCGCCATGCAACTGCTGTAGCTATGACTCTATCCCCGTGGTTGTCCCCACCGTGAGCAGGGTCTTCGGAGTTAAGTGACTTCTGGTGTACGACTTTTTGATTACTATAAACGTAATCCTTGCACTCGTTAATACAAAGGCGACTTCTCTCGGTGTACTCTCCATTAGCGAGTGCTTTGGCGTGGCTTGAGAGAAGCATTAGCTTGGTTTGAGGGGTAGACCACCACCCTGGGGTAAAGGTTTTCTTCTTTTTTATCGAGGATTCGTTGGTTCTCATAAAGTAATGGGCGTAGCCAAACTCAATAACATGCGACCCGAACGCACCGCCAGGACCGTTATCTTCCCAGACTAAATACGCTTCTTCGTGCATCCCTTTGAAGAATTTCCCCAACGCTCGGACGTACCGTGCATAATCCAATACAGATATATCGTTGCACGCAAACTCCGCTACTTTGAAGCCTGTGGTGATGTCAATTACCGCTGCAGCGTGGTTTGTAGACCCCGGCCCGCCTTTACCAGAAGCTACGTCGCAGCCGATAACGTAGCGCCTATCCTGGGGAGGGAGCCCGTTTGCCAGTGGTGTCCAGAGCTTTAGCCTTCCGTTTGCTAAGGACACCCACTCCGGCTCCATAATGTCCGGTGCGAAGTCTATATCCCCGATGTGGAAGGGTTCCATGCAAGTGTCTTCGCCGTTTTTCAAAGACTCTAAATCGTAGAACTGACTGCCCGATCCTGAGTAGTCGATGTCCAATTCCTGAGCGATAAGTCTCTGCACGGGGCTTCTTCGACATTCGCGGTCGTACCATGGGGATCGTATCTTTCCGTCTAAGATGTGCGCGTAATCTTGTTCTTTGTCCAGTATTTCGAGTTCATGGATTCCCTTGTTTCTTTGCGACCGGTAAAGACCTTCTGACTTGTGGGGGTGGAAAAACCAAGGAAGGGTAATTACCTCGATGTCAGGGGAATCTGCGTTTGCTACTTCGTAAAAGATACCCCCCGCTCCTTGTGGGGTAGAGAGCATTATTCGGCAGTCCGTAACGTGCTGAGTTGAAGCGTAAGCTGCGTAACCGTCGTCTGCCTTGAAAGCCGCGAGTTCGTCCATCATAAACGCTAGCTTACGTCCACCACGGGCCACATCGCCCGTAGCCGAGTAACCCACGATAGTTGATTCGTTTTCTGGTTGCTTAAGTTTCAAACTTGAACGGTCGTTTTTCTGCATCTCCGGTCTTAGGAAAGAGGGAAGGTTCTTTAGATGAAAATCTAGCTTCCACATAAGAGTATCGGGGTCGTCGGATTTATCTACGGCGTCCTCAGTACGAGACACCAACCCCATCGCAGAGTAAGGCTGGAAGCACCATTGCCAGAAGAATACGGTAAGAACCATCCAAGAAGCCCCCATATCACGGGACTTTTCTATGAGAACGTCTTTCTTTCCTAGATGTTCGATAAGCTGGAGAATGCAGTCATCTTGAAACTCCCAGGTTATGAACGGGATTACGTCCCTAGACCGGGGCTCGTATACCCAGCAAAAGGTGTTGATAAAGAACAAAATATCGTCCTTGCAGAACTGCCTTAAAGCCTCTCCGACCAAGGGATCGGTGTAAGCGGCTTCAATTAGTTCCTGACGATATCTCAGATTGCTCTCTAATTCTTTCGGCACCCCGGCGTATAGTTCGCCGTACATCCCCGAGGACTTCGCTTGAGAGATGTTTTTCAGCCGCTCCTTCGAGCAACCCCATTGCTTCTGTGTAATCAGCTTCTCGACTCTTTTGTTCATCTTCCTGGGCCGCCAGTTTATCCAGAATCCTAATTGATAAATCCGCAAATTTGTTCTTGTTGTTCTTTTTCATATCAAGAAAGAACCACGCTCCTGCAGAAGGGGCGTTTTCCATCATTGCCGTATTTGGCGGCGTTTGGTACGCCCAGAAAAAATCCCCGACAATGTTAGTGGACTCGGACTTTTTTAAGAGGACTTCTAGGGTTTCTTCTTTTGGCTGCTCTTTGTATTCATCTGGCAAAGCAATCCCTTCTATTTCGCCATATTCTTTAGCCAGCGTGGCGTATGCTTGGTAAAAGGCACTAACTCGTCCGTCTACATCTCGCCGGTCTGGGCACAATTCATCCCAAAGTTCTTCAAATACAACGCGGGCTTTTCTCCACTGATTGAAGATTTTTTTCCGGTCTTCGCTGACTATCTTATTAGCTTTAGTGTTCATCTACGCCCACCGTCGAGGATTTCCATGATAGCTTGAAGGGGTTTGTACTCGGGGGGTTGTTTTCTGGCTTTTATCCCATCCACCCCAAGGACTTCCTTAGCTTTGCGGATTTCCAGCTTCTTCTTTTCGATGTGGGAGCTAAGAAGCTCAAAGTCTTTTTTCTCGGCTTTTCCGTTGCTGGTCTTGGAAAAAGCTATGTGAATATCGTCTGGGGTTTCAGGTAAGCCGTACATGATGCCTCCTTGACTATGTACTTGCGATGAATACCTCTACTTTGCAGGCAGCAGCTAGCGGATCGACCATTATAGACTCTACATCATGCAGGTCTGTAAGAGCGTCTATGTCGTTTGCCCCACCAGCAACGTCAATACAGTCGCTTGTTTCTCCGAGAATAAAGCTCTTTCCGGCAGAAAGCAAAACGCCCAGGTTCTTATCACCAACAGAGCTAGCGTGTTCGTCTTCTCGCTGCTGGATGTTAAGTATGACAGAGTTTGAAGACTCTAAATTAGTGATACGGATGTATTTTACTAGGTCCCGGTCTATAGCTCCGTCTCTACCTGTCATTTCATTAGTAAACGCAGCAAGAGTTAAATCACTCACTCCTGACGGACAAGTTACTATTCGGTGGTAAATGTCGTTAATGCCTGCCACGGAAAGGGTGTTTGTCGAACCCCTGTCTTTACCGTTCAAAGAAACAGACTCTTTTATTGTTACCGTTAATGTTGCCATTAAACTCTTCCTGGGGGCCCATACGGATTAAAGCCACCGGCCTGCTGTTGGATGGGTAGTGGCAATGGCGGTGGGGTTTCTACTTGGTTTACTGCAGGTTGTGACACCGGAACTATTCTCTGTTGCTGACCACCGAACAAATCAATCGCTTTCCGTAGCCTTTCTTGACTATCCTTCGACAATTTGCTCATGTCGTACTTTTCTCCTAACCCCACAAGCCCTTCCCCCACCATATTGGGGTCACCATTCACGACCTTACTGTAATCTTGCAAAAAAGATTTTTCGGGGGAATCTTTCATTTTGCTTACCGCTGCGTTAGTTGGTTTAAGCCACTCCAAACTCTGTTGGACTCCAAGGAGACCTAAAGCTAAAGGGATGTGCTTGCCAATAATCTCCCCGGCAGGCCGAGCCCCAAACCGAGCCCCGATTTCTCCCCCCGCCATTTTAGGTACATCCTGAGCCCACTTTGTAGCGGGGTGTTTAGCAAAGCGATTGAGGGCACCCACTACTCCGGCGGTGGCATCCGCTCTCGGGGCTAAGACCCGCGAGCTTTTGCTCAGGAGGTTTTTACCAACTGCCGTTCGAGCAAACGCTGGCGCACCCCCGCTCATTAACATTACCGGGAGGTCTATGGGATCAAGAATGGGCCTTTCCAGGCCACGGTTATGGGATTCCCAGTTTTTGGTGTACTGTGCCTGTGTCGCGTCCATGTTTTGCCACGCATCTACGGACGGAACTTGTCTTAACCGGTCTGCCCGTTTGTAAGGGTCACCGTCTTGGTTGACCCATGCAAGCCAATCTGCTGTAGCGTTTCCCCGGTCAACCCTCTTATCTATCCCACGCTGCGCCATTTCCCCTCTCGTCCCCCAAGGCTGCTCCCCCTCTTCAAGCTGATATTCTTCTGGGGAAAGCCCAGGGTTAGTAAGGCTAGAATTAGCGTTACGCCGCTGCCTACCCAGATAATTGTCGAATGTTTCAGGCATCACCTGCTCCTAAAAATCTTCGGACGATCAAAACCCCCGTGACGCCGATAATGCGCACGCCAAGCTATACCACCAAACAGAAAAACCCCGATCAATACCCATCTCATAGAAGAAACATAACACACAACGTAATTACAACAAATATAAGTCTTCCTTACCCAGCTTAACAGTTGATATCTGCACACTCAGTAGAGAGGATATATATAGTGTCTTAGCACGCTGGGGGTGGGGGGTCGGTTAGCATCTGGCGACCCCGGCCCTAGCGGCTGGTGGCCGGCACTATTCTTTTTCCTTCGCGTATGGCCTATGGCCCCGCCTCCCTGGTGGTCGAGGGCAGATAACACCACGCCCCTTTGTACCCAGTGTGGTGGCCTATGCTTGCTGTCTCTTTATACTGCGTGTGTAGTGTGCTGGGTTATTCTGGTTTATTTTCTCTCGTGCTCTTGACGCGTGTTGGTCGATAGGTAGAATGCCTAGGTCTTATTCCGCTGTGGAATATACCAGTACCTTAAAAGGAAGGAAGGAATCGATGAGTACAGCACAACGCGTAAGTGTTGCTGATTGTATTGGAGCGACTGAGGATAGGTTGCAGGGTCTCGTAGAGTCTGGAGCCAAGAGTCAAGGGGACCTTGATAGGTTGTCTGACTCTCTCGATATGTCGTTTGATGAGTGGCGTAGCCTGCAGGATCTCAAGAGCGTGTACGTCGGCAATGGGATTACATCTGAGGCCGCACAAGAGGTATTTCGTTTACTGGGTAGCGGGCCGGACCATGTGAACGGTTTGTCGCTCGCCACCAAGATTGTCTTGACCCAGGTGCACAAGTCTTTACTCGAACGCGTAACATCTTAGGGAGGGGGGGCCGAACGGCCCCTTTTTTTTATGTCTTTATTGCAAAACCGATTACAGAGTATATACCGCCAGCTAGCCGATAGCCTGATCGAACAGCAAGAGGGAAGAGAAAAGATTGAGATATGCGGCCAATCGTTTGACCAATCAGACGAGCGCTATATCTTGCTGCCGGTCTCGTCTGAACTAATCGAAGAGATAAAATCGATTAGGGAGGGTCTGGAATTATGAAAAGACCAACTAATTTGCTGGGGAAGGGTGACAGCAACACCAAGCTCCGCAAAAACGGGCGCCATTTCGAGACATTCGGACTCTCGCTAGCTCCTCACACAATGGGAGGATACCAAGTGTGCGCTTTCGCTGGGGAATGCAAGGGTCCCTGCCTAGTCCACACGGGGAACGGGCACACCTTCAAAGGTGTGAACGCGGGACGGGTGAACCGCAAGCGCTTGTATTTTGAGGAGCGCGAGTGGTTTTTGTCTCGTCTGAACAGAGAAATTGAAAATAAGGTCAAGACAGCGGGAAAGCGACGTAAACGCGTTGCAATCCGCCTTAACGTGTTTTCTGATGTCACTTGGGAGAAAACAGCCCCTCAATTGTTCGACCATAGGGCACAATTTTACGATTACACTAAAAATCCCAAACGCTGGGGCAATGTGCTCGAGAATTATTGGGTAACATTCTCCCGCGATGAGCGCAACGAGCACCACGCAACCCGGATTTTAGAATCTGGCGGGAACGCTGCGGTAGTGTTTTACAATGATGGCCGCGGATACGTCAGCGGCGGGGCACACCTGCAGGCCCTCCCTAAGACGTGGAACGGCTTCCGCGTGATCGATGGAGACAAGACCGATTTACGGTTCGAAGATCCCCGCGGGGTGGTTGTGGGGCTACGATTAAAGGCCGCGAGCTACTCGGCGCGCCAGAAGGCGATAGACTCCGGTTTTGCTGTACCCTCTTTTATTTGAAAGGATTTATTCTACAATGGAATTAAAGTTGGCGTTGTTTGTTTTGTTTGTCGTTGTTTGTTTCTTGTTGTTTCAAAAAGGGGGCCCGGAATGAGAATCAATTGGTTATGCCAGTGCGGGAACGGTTTGCTGGGTGTCTCGGTCGACGAAATACCCGACTATTGCAATATATGCGGGTTTCCGACTCCATCGGTAAGGCGGGAAGAAGCGCTCGAGTGGTGGGGTCTCGAATGCGTCGATTATGAAGGGGCCGACAATGTATCCATTAAATAGTGCTGTGTTTCCGGGTGAAAAGTTTCGCCGGTGTCTCCGCTGCTTGCGGCCAGTGTGAAAGCTCAATCATTCGATCATCGCAGCGGTGACGGGTGACGCTTCCGGTCGGGAGGCGATGGACAAATTCGGAGACAAAGGCGGGCCTGAATCGAATAAGTGGTGCGCCAGCGGGGGTCATGGATGCAAGCACCACGAAACAACCGAGGAAGGGCGCGAGTTATACGCAGAACTGAAACAAAAATATTACGATTGGCAAGACGCAAAGAAGGAGGACGAGTGATGGTAAAATGCCCAGAATGCGGGAATAAGAGCCCCGAAAGGGGGGAACTTTGTGATGAATGCCACATGAAGTACCCAGCGCAAGACGACGATATGCGGGATGATTTTCACGAGGGACGTTACGATGACGACCCCAATGTTTACCACGGCGATTATTCGGAGGAATAAAGATGCACAGACTGCAGAAATTGACGATGCGTGACTTGTTTGAGGACATGTTAGACGACCCCATCCACGGTTGCGCAAACGACGTTATCAAAGAGATGAAGGTCCAGCTAAGAGAGTTGATCGAGGAGCATAACTCTACGTCGTTCTTCGATGATTTGAAGCGGGATGCCGAGAGACTCCGCAAAGAAACGCTCAAAAGGCTGGACGAATCGATGCGGAAAGAGGCGGCGACGGTCTACGAGGAACTCACCCAGCGACTCAAGAAAATCGAAGGGAAGGTCTACATCAAATGAGTGACCGAATGACGCAGGCTGACGCGCGGCGGTGGATACGTGAGGCTTGGGGAACCGACATACCGGCAAAGGACGTTAGGCTCCGAGGTGATTGGTTGTTTGTCCGAGTCGATGACGAGGTTGAGTGCGTACACGCGCCAAACAGCGGCGATATATGGGGCGAGCCTTGGGATGTTATTAGCCTAGAGGATAGTCCTTTTGTACCCAAAAACGAAAAGGCGGTGGCTTCTTCAATCGTCAAACTGGATGCCGCAATAGCCAAATACCAGAAGGAGGACGAGTGATGCGTTTAACCAACGAGCAGGTGGGAGTCATTAGCAGGGCACACTTCAGCCTCAAGGCTGCCCACCGTTACATAACCATCGAAACCATCGACGACGCTGAAACCCCAATCGAACTAATTGAAGACGATGTTGCACACGCAGTCAAACAACTCGAAAAGGTCTTTCCATGGCTAGACTTTGACCGCGTAGCATGCAGGGAGGACGAAAATGAGTAGAAAACGATGCGAATGTGGAATGATCCACTTTTCCGACGAGCCTTGTCCACGATGTAGCGGAGAGGTTGCGTCAGCAGGATCATATGACGCGCCGAAGCACATCCCCTATACGGGACCGCTGCCGTCGAAAGACCCGTATATCCAGGAGTTTAGAGAGAGGTATGGGCGGGTTGCCCAGGAGGAACTTTACCCGGAGTGTGATCCACTCCCACACGAAAGAAGGTAGAAAGATGCAGATTATTCATCAAATTGAAGGCGGGACACTGGAAAAGTCGATGTGCTTTGATCGCTACGACTCCAGCAACATAAACGTCCACTTGACGTTTTTTGGAGGGGACACGTTAACCTTTCACGCTAGTCGCGAAAGTCTCGAAACGCTGATTACTAAGCTAAATGAAGAGCTTAATAAGAAGAAAGAGGAAGAGAATGTCTAGTAAATTTAAGCTAATCCCAGCAAGTGAGCTTCCAAGTTCCAAACCGCTGTGCCGCTTGTGCCCAGAGGATTGGGAGCTCATCAAGCGTATACGTTGCTCTGAGGGCTCCAGATTGAACGTCTGGGGTTCAAAGACGGGTGACGGGAGGATTGCCCTGCAGATTGAAACTGATGTCCACAGGGGCCATTTTCATTACGCAGAGGCTCTCGAAGAGTCGGTTGCGATGGATAACCTCCCCGAGAACGATTTTTTTATTACGGATGACTTCTTCGATGTGGAACAACTCATTGAACTGGGTGCCACTTTGACCCTCCGCGAGCGTGCGGAATTCCGTGAAGATTTCCCCGGTCGTGTTCGGGACTAATGTAAGGATTAAAAACTAGGGCGCATGGAAGCGCCCACTTTTTTGAGGTTTGCGATGAATCGTATTGGTATTGATTCGGGATATTGCGCGAAGATTCGAGAGAGGCGGGTTGAGATCAAACTCTCCACGGTGGAGCTAGCCGAAAAGCTGGGCGTCACCCAAGGGTTTGTCTCGAAGATTGAGAACGGACAACAGCAGTCCATAGACAAGGATTTGTTTCTGCAGTGGGGAAAGGCGTTGGGGTACGACGCCCATTACTGGCCCGCTCGGATTGTTTTACGGAGGAAGATATGAGTCTCGATTTTCAACTAATAACAGCGGAGTTAGTTCGTGTTCACAAGGACGCGAAAGACCGTGAACACTTAGAAGTGCGTGCTTTTGATAAGTGGAACGTCTCCACTACTTTTAGTATTCCAGTGTTGGAGCTAGAAAAGCTACATCGGCAACTCGTTGAGCTAGCCGAAGAGCGGGAAGCGCCAACCGATCACATGGGCAACGTGCTGCCCGAAGAACTCTGGTAAGGAGGAAACTATGCCACAAAATTACACAGTCACTCAGATTAAACGAGCTTTTGATGATGCCGACCAGTACGGAAATATAACTTGGTCGTGCAAGATTGATGGCTCAAGCGATACGGTCTTGCTTAAAACGAAGCCTGAGAACCAGCCAAACGAGGGTGACGTTGTTTTTGGTCGGCTTGAGCCGTCCAAGAGTGGGAAAGCCACTTGGCTAAAGAAGAAAAGGCGGGACGATTACCCGCAGCAAAATGGAGAGGTTATTCAAGGGTCTTCACCACAGCCATCTGGGCCAGTTCAATCGCTGGATGAACGCATCAGGAATCAGGTGATTTTCAAAGGTGCGATTACCATTTGGACGAGCGGTGGCGAAAGAGGGGTTATTCAGAGCGTTTCCGATGCAATCGACATAATGGAAGCTGTCGAGAGCCAAATTGAAGGGCGAGCAGTGCGTAAAGCGGAGGAAGATAGCGCTCGAAAAGCCGATGCTGCTGAGAGATATAACAAACTCATGCAGGAGGAGGCTGCAAAGGAGGAAGAGGCGAATGTCCCATTCTAAGGACGCTGCAATCGCAGAGGTCAATGACTGGATGGCGCGATTCTCATCAGCCCTCAACGCCCATGAGGTTCTCAAGTGGGCGTTGGGGGATTTGATGATCCAGGCCCATTCTATGCCTGACGATGCGTGGACCCAGGTGCTACCGGCCTCGGAGAAGGTCATGCACACCCTTCGGCAGTATGAAATCTGTGCCGAGAAGTGGGAACCATGTGAACGCTGCGATCAGCTTCCGTGGTTCCATCATTGGGTACTCAGGGACCGAGAGGACCGGATGGATTGGATCAAACTCTGCCTGGAGGACGGGATTGAGGAATACGAATTACGGAAAATGATCCGTAAGGAAAAGAAAAAGGAGGGTTGAAGTGGTGGACGACAAGCAGTTTAAGAAGTTTATCGAGCATGTTCACGGGCGGCTTGAATCGCTGAATAAAAAGCGGCGAATCACGAAAGAAGACATTTCTTTCGAGAGGGAATTTGCTGAGTCCCGGCTTGGGTTTCCCGTCAGCTACGCCACGATGCACGACCAGCTTTTTTGGGATGGGTTTCTTAAAGAACGATATTAAGGAGGACTGAGATGGAGCTGCACAAATGCCCGACTTGCAAGGGGTGGTTTTTTGGTGACCCTGAAAAGCGAGTGTTTTGCGGTCGGAAGTGCCTGGATGAACACAACGACAAACAGGCGGTCGATAAACTGATTAAAAGACTTAAAAAGGGGATAGTATGAGCGTTCAGATTTTAGAAGGCGAGGGCCACGCTTGCTTGTTTTGCAACACGACAGACTGGGCTTTTGGCCCGCTGTTTGAGGATTCGGAGCAGGCGAGGCGGTTCTTGAGATGGTTGCCAGAAATACCAGACCCTCGGCGGTATACCGACAAAGAGCTAGCGGAACTGTTTTCCGAATTTAGAAAAAAGGAGGACTGAGATGTGCGCTGTAAGAGTTAAGCACCACGAGTTTACCAAGCGAGGAAGAGGAAATAGTAAGTACCCGTGGGACCAATGGTCTGACGGGGCTATATGGTTGGCGCAGCAAGAAAAGGATTTTTCTGTTTCTCCGAAGTCATTTGAAGCGCGTTTGCGTGCGAAGGCTACTTCGATTGATATGAATGTGCGTGTAAACAAAAGAGGGGTAGCTGTATTTTTCCAGTTTTATAAGGAGAGATGCGATGGATAAAATTGAACGCGAGGACAGAATGCTCTTGATCAGTGAGGGTGATAGAGTCACCAAGAATCTCTATGCGGCAGTTGACGAGTTTGTTTTGTACTCTGCTTACACCGACGAGCTTAAGAGGGACACTTTAATCCAGATGATTGATCGGCTGCTGCCAGCTAGGTCTGATGAAGAGATGGGGAAGGATATGGAAAAGCAGGTTCTTGAGCTGCGGGCTAAAGCGGTAATGGATTCGTTTTCTCGTATAAGCGACGAAGAAAAAAACGAGGCTCTGAAACAAATAATCAGGGGAGGTTGCGATGAAAAAGCCAAGTAAAAAAGATTTGGTTTTGCAACATCTACAGAGCAGACCGATTACTTCGATGGACGCAATCGAGCTTTACAGGAATACCCGACTTGCGGATAGCGTGTTTGTGCTACGCAAAGAGGGGTACAACATTTCTACGAATACCATAAAAACCGAAAACGGAAGTTACGCTGAGTACAGATTGGAGAAACAGGATGAACAAGCACCAGTTCAAGATATGGCTGGAGAAGGATCACTTCGCGTGTTTTCAGAACGTCAAGACCTTTTTTAACAAGATGACCGACGAGGAGAGGAAGCGGGTCTATCGGAAGTGGTACGCGATTCTTCGGCCGTACCAAGAGGGGTGGGCGATTAAAGCTAGTTCGCTGCTAATGGAGGACTCCGAGGGGCTTTACCCCCAGGATCACCCCGCCAGGATCGCGGCCATCTGCCGAAGACTCCAACCCCGACAGCGGGATGAAGCCCTCCAGAACCTCGACATCACCGAGGACCAGCGGGAGGAAATGAAGAAATGGCCCCAACTCTACCCGCACATCGGGAAGATGCTGGCCCAACTTGGACAGATGAAGGAAATCATCCTCGAAGAACGCTCCCAGGTAACCGGTGACGAATCCCTAAAGAAGTTTGACGAAGAAGCAAAATCACGGATGGACGAAACCGCCGAAGTTCTCAAAAAAGAATGCGAGGCACTGTGGAAAGAGATAGAAGCCAACAAGAACCCCTCTAAATCGCCCCCTGCCGCGACTTCTACCCCCTCCCCCTCTGCTGACACCCGTAACCCCGAAGTGCCTGTAGAGAGCGAATCTGTGGCTCAGATGGGAAAAGATGGAATTGCCTTATTAAAACAGACTTTTATTGAACTTGACGGGCAAGAGGACATTCCGTTCTAAAACTCCAATGGGAAGCATTGAAATCAAATACTGCGGATCGTGTAAGAAGGTGGGCGAGGTGACCGAGATTTGGTTTCTCACCAACGCGCAGAAACGGTCAACGGATTACAGACACGTTCCTTTAGAACTCTGTGGGGTATGCGCCAGAGAGGCGCTTCAATACCTCGATAAACTAAATAAATATAAAGACCTTAGTTTAGGAGATGTGAGTGTATGAATATTTTTTTATTTACACACACATAGGCCTTAATTAAGACCATTATATCAAGTGGTTTTTGAAAAAAAAGGGGTGGCAGGTCGGAGGAAAAACCCACCACCCCTCCAAGGAGGAAAGCAAATGCGAAACACAGTAGATAGTACACCATTCTCCTTGGCAATCCATGAAATTAAAACAAGTAAAAGTAGGGCAAAAGCTCTGGTCGAACAAGAAACAATCTTACGGCGAGGTAGTGCGCGTAGGGAAAACAGGATGGATCACCCTGCGAATCTCTGGGAAAATTGAACGAGCGTGGTTTACAGACCTGCAGAAACAAAAACCAAAGGAGCCCGATTTCACACTCTTTGAAGAACTGAATATCGAGGATCAGGAAAAAGTTCTCAAGGCCTCAAACTACTGCGATTTACCGATACACGATGTCATGGTGGAACTAGGACTATCGAGAAAATGAAACTGCTACTGATCGAATGGATTGACGCATCAGTAGTCGGCGACCAGTGGACGGACGTAGATGAAGCCCGCGCCCTCGCTGCCGACGAGCCCTACATTTGTAAGACCGTGGGCTTTTTGATTTCTGAACACCGGATTGGAACCCCGTCTCACATCATCTATCTCACGATGACCGACGGGGGAGATGAGGTCGGCCCGCAAATCGAAATACCTGTTAGAACAATCACTTCACGGAGGGAGATTGATGTTAAAGGACGAGATATCGAAGAAAGTTGAACGGGCCGGGAATAAAAGCCTGACCGATCAACTCACGCCTGCTCAGATGCGTGACCTAAAAGAGTTCGCCAAGCTAGCCAAGGACGATCCTGGCTTTGTCGAGGCTCATGGTTGGGAGGGAATTGCAAGGTTCTTCCGCAAAAAGTGGAAGCGAAAAAGACTCGCCGCCAAAACTCTCCGCAGCAATGTGAGCAGAATCAATGGCAAATCTTAAACGCCAGATTGATAAGGATCAGGCGAAGGCAGAGGAATTAAAACTTCTTAAGGCTAGACTCAAAGCCAAAGATAAACTTCTCGACCAGTACGAGAAGCAAATCGAGGACTTGAGGAAAGCCAAGTACCGCCTACCCAAATCCCGTAAAGCACGTTCAAGCAAAGCAGACTACGTTCGCCTTGTAGTCCCTGACACCCACGGGTGTTTTGCTGACCCCGAAGCACTCCGAGCATTTCTGGACGATGCCCAGCACCTAAAGCCCAAAGAGGTAGTGTTGTTGGGGGATCATCTGGACTGCGGCGGGTTTCTCGCACAACATCACACGATGGGGTACACCTCCGAGGCTACCTACTCATACGAAGATGATTGTGCAGCGACCAATACATTCTTGGACGAATTACAAGAATACTGTCCCGGTGCAGACTTTCATTACCTCGAAGGCAATCACGAAAGACGTATCGAGAAGTATTGCATTACCTCCGCGATGCGGTCGGGGGCACCTGACATCCAAAGAGAAGCCGAACACCTACGCCAGCTTTACGCGGTAGAGGAAGTGCTTTGTCTGGATAAACGGAAGATTCCCCTCTACCGTCAGGGCCAGTTCTATCACGACCTCGGAGTGCCAGCGACCATCAAGCTAGGTAAATGCCACTTCACTCACGGGGTGAGTACGGCGATGAACGCTGCAAAGACTCACGTTGAACGATTCAACGGGAATGTATGCTTCGGCCACACCCATCGGTGTGATAGCTTTACCATCAGGACTGTCTCTCAGGGTGTGATTGGTGCATGGAACCCTGGGTGCTTATGCGCACTACAACCCTTGTACCTCCACCAAAACGTGTCAAACTGGTCGCATGGATACGGGTTGCAACTGGTTACATCATCTGGTGACTTTCTTCACATCAACATCCCGATCATCGAGGGCAAAAGCTACTTTGTCTCGGTCGCAGAAAGGCTATCGTGAGCGCATTCGATATACAAATAGGTGGAACCCACTACTCGAAATACAAAATCCAACTCACCGAGTTCTTAATTGCAAACGAAATACAGCACGGGGAGGCGAGTGTGTTTAAGTACATGCTCCGCCACAAGGACAAGGATGGGATCAAGGACGTACTCAAAGCCATACACTATATTGCGATGATAGTAGAAAAGGTTTACCCCGATGAAAAGGAAATCCAAGAAGGGCTCTATCTCATTCTTAAAGAAAAAGGCGTGGAATCTGTTGAGCAAAGCGATTCGCCTGGAAGCAGCGGACAAAAACGGCCAATGCAAGTGTGTGACTTGCGGCAAACAAAAACCGTGGAAAGAGATTCAAGCTGGGCATCTGGTTAGCGGAAGAACGAACGGAGTTTTGTTTGACGAGAGAGGGATATTCCCTCAGTGCTACGCCTGCAACGTTTGCCGTCAGGGGATGGGGGCCGAGTACACCCTGTTTATCATTGAGAATTACGGACAGGGGTTGGTTGACGAGCTAATACAGAAACGACGAGAAGCTGTGAGCTTTACCAAAGAAGAATTAAAAGAAATGATCGAAGGCTATAAAGTCAGGATCAAGGAAGCCGGAGGAACATTATGATTGAAATAATTCAGGAACACCGTGTGCTTGTGATCATCGGGGGGTTGATTGCCCTAGTGGTAGTGAACTGGAATCTTGTGTCCCCGCTTGTGGGGGGATGGACCAACCGTGTCCACCCAGCTACCCCAAGCGACCGGCTTTCTCTGTATAACTCCCTGATAGACACCCAGAATTTACTGGTTAAATGCGGTGTGGACCGGGATAAATTGGACGAAATGACACTTTCGGAGGTGGGGCGGGTTGCAACCACGGGAAATTATGAGAAAACTACTTAACAGTGTTATCTTCCTTCTACTACTGATCGCTGTGTTGGGGGTATCTGCCCCTTCCCCCGATACGGTGGTCGTAGTATACGAGTCATCCGAAAGCATACCTGAGCCGTATGTGACGGGTGCCTTAAAAACCCTTTCAGCCGAAGGGTTGCAGACAAGAGTTCTCGACAAGGACGTAACCACGGGAGAGGGGGAAGTGCCTATTCAGGTAGAGGCTGCTCGCAGCACAGCCACTAACCTTCCCTCTCTCGTCGTCCTTTCTGGCGACACGGTTATCAGTTCCCAACCTCTCCCCTCTACCTACGACGGTATCTTGGAGGCTGTGCGATGACAGAATTTCCAAAACAAGAACATTTGGCAGTTTGCCCGTATTGCAAGGGAGAGTTGGCTGTTTATCGCGTTACCAGGGAAGATGGTTTGATCCCAGAAGCCGCGCTTGAAGCGATGGAGCTTGACCGGATTGATTGCTGCCACTGGTTGTATGAATGCAAATCTTGCTCCAAGGGCGTCTGGCAGAGAATGATGTCGCCTGTTAGCTCTGAAGAACAGCCATGAAAAAAGTCATTCACATCAATCAGCACAAAATTAAAGCCAACATCAAGAAGGATAAGGTCGATCCGGTAATCACGGTTAAGACCTATAAATCCAACGATTACTGTTATGAAGCGGTAATCGAAGGACCCTGCAGAGTAGTTTATTCCCCAGACAAACCCCTTTCCTGTGGTGCGCGGGTGTGGATTGAAACAGAGTCAGAGGTAACGTGCATAGATGATAAATAAAAAACTAATCGACGTTCAGTTTACGTTTGACGGTATGCTGCCGGAGTCTGCGCTAGAGGAAATGCACTACGCAGGGGCCAAACCCTTCCCCGATAAGTTCTTCATCGAGCGTAGTGAGTGGGACGACCGGATCAACGAACACGAAAAGCATAAGAGTTCAGCCGAGGACTTCTCTGGACGATTCACCCATCAAGGGAACTCCCATGAGTGTGTGTGTCATGCTGCACATCAGGCGTTTATGTGTGCATACAACCGCCAGCTTGGTGGGTTGAAGCATGATGTCTGGTTCTCTCCGCTGGCTCTCTACACTCAAATCACAAACGGACGCCAATGGGGAGGCTCCAGTATTATTGATAGTATGTACCAGCTTTTAGAATACGGTTTATTGCCTGAACACGACGGGCCGGAGGGGAAGAACAGCCAGTACGAGAAGTTTAAGCACACCGTCCATCAGACTGCGGGGCGGTCGGAACAGTGGTGGCCCACAAAAGGGTGGATCAGACCTGGGGAGCTACCCGATGGTTGGAAGGAAACCGCAGAACACTTTAGAGCCCTTGAGGTTTACACCATTCCCAATAGGGAAGCTCACGCCTCGGCACTACTCCACGGGTTTGTGGTGGTCAATGGCCGAAACGGGCACTCAATCCCCCATATGAAGCTGGTAAGGGATGGAAGTCGCTATTTGTCAAAGTATAAAGATAGCTACAATGTATTTCGTTACGATTCAGAGAGATTGTGGGGTGGTGGGTATATCATTAGGTCTACTACCACGCCACATGATCCCACTAACCCAGCAGAGTCAACGGATTGAGCGGGGGCAGGGATGCCCCTTGTACTATGAAATACTACATTTCACTTATACTTGCGCTGATAATTGGGCTGGCACTCTTTGAGCGTCCCGAAAAGGTGCCCGCAAAGCCCGTAATTAAACCCAAACCGGCAGAACCCGTTGGATCACAGGAGCCCGTAGGAGCTAAATCTGAGCTTCCTGCGGGGTCGTTTTGACGAGCCCGTTAACCCTCGGTCGAGGCGAAGATTCAGGAGACGATAATGTGCTGGATTTGGTGGGAAGATAAACCGTTTGACGAACCCGAAAATGAGGATTTTTATGAATAGCTGGAAAACCACAATCTCTGGAATTCTGACTGCTGTGGTAGCTGTTAGCTCTGCCGTCATTAGCACGTTAAATGGAACGCCGGTCGATTGGTCGGTCGTCATCGCCGCAGTCACCGCTAGCGTCGGGCTGCTGTTTGCAAGGGACAGTAACAAATGACCCTTCCGAAGTTTAACGCGGAAAGCCTTGGCTTTATCGTTACGGTCCTGTTTGTTCTAGCCTCGATTTCCGCGAGCTACGGAGTGTCCCAACACCAACTCAATCGACACGAAGCTAAACTAGCCGAGGTCGAAGAAAGAATTAACCAAAACGAGAATTTGCTCATCGAAATCGCCAATGACGTTCGGTGGATTCGTGAGCAAATCTCTCGTCAAGCACAATAATGAGTACCGTAGTAAACAAGGTGACCCTCCAAGAAAAGTATTCGGCCGACCCCGCCGAGTACAATTCCGCTGAATGGCTGATTGACCCTACCATTCCCAACGCACCTAAGAGGTATTGGGTTGTGGAGGGGGACGATTTAAGGGAAGCCACTGAGGGAGAAAAGGTGCCGATTGACATCGAGTACCTAGCCCAACAAAAAGAACAACGAATCCAAGAGCTTCGAGAGCAGTACAACGAAGCACTGGAATTAAGATACGAAACACGCACCCTTCTCTACGCTAGCTACCTCTTAACCAAGGCTATGGCGTCAATGGACGAAGATGTAGTCGATTATCTTAGCGAGCTTGCACAATGGATCGAGGACGGGGATGTACTGGTTGAGACAGCGGAAAGCATCGTATCCGCAAGCCAAACCGTAGAGGACGTTCAATCCGTTACCCTTACGCTTACGTCGTGGCTTGAAGCTGACCCCAAAATATCCACCCGCGTAGCCAGGAATATGTAAAGGATTTAGCATGGCAAGTGGCGACACCTTATTCATCCTTACCCCGCAGTCGTACACGCCCCCAGCGGCTAATTACGCCACCCTGGACACGGTAGCCGATGGATCGACCCCAGCCATGAGTATCCCTGTGCTGGATTTTGACGGATCGGCAGACGAATCTGCTGACTGGTATGTAACTGTCCCAAGTCATTACGCAGGTGGCGGGCTTACCTTCTCTTACGCTTACGCTATGAGTTCTACCGATGGAGATGCCGTAGAAATAGAGTTCCGGGCATTTCCTTTTGCTGATGCGTCTTCAATTTTAACCGCTGATTTAGGCATGGATGGACGCACCGCAGTAAACATAGCCGATGACCCTAGTGCCAACGCCAACGAGTTCAACATTACAGCAACCGGCAATCTATCTCACGGCAACGCTGGTTCACCTGCTGTTGGTGCGTTTGTGGTTATCCGAGCCACACGGGACTACGACCACGCAGCTAACGCAAACGACCTCCAACTGCTTGCTGTTCATGTAAAGGAGACGTAATGGCTCTCCATTTCAACAGTGATAGCGGGACCGACGACTACCTCTCTAAAAGTGTCGCAATTTTTTCTGGTCACACCTACCCCCTAGCGTTTACTGCGTGGGTACGACCAGACGACCGGGGGTCGGAGAACGCAGTAGCTTCTGATAGCGGAAGCGGATCAAGCAAGCAAATCAGGCTTGGAACAGTGAGTGGCGGCAAATTTCAAATGGGCATGCGAGGCGGCACCGCTACAAGCAGCGTCCATTACGACAACGGAAACACAACTTGGTTTCACCTTACTGGTTTGTTTATAGCCAGTAACGATTACAAACTCTATGTAAACGGCTCTCTCGATGGGGCGGGAACAGCAAACGCACCAATATCAGATTTTGCTGATTCCGACACGTTTTACATTGGAACAGGCGTAAGCAGCGGAACAAACATAGCAAGCAAAACTTGGGAGGGCGGATTAGCAGAAGTAGCTGCTTACACCGCAGAGCTTAGTGCCGGTGAAATTGCTGCTTTAGCCAAAGGGTTTAGCCCCCTGCTGGTACGCCCCTCTGCGTTGGTGGGATATTGGCCTTTAGGCGGGCCGTATGCCCCGACTACCATAGACCCTGTAGGAAGCAACACTTTAACCGCAAACGGCGGGGCTTCCGTTGAATCCCACCCCAAAATAATTTATCCGATGCCGCCCCCAGCAGTCATGGTTGCCGCTGGTGGACAGGCAGTAAGAGCCATGCACCATTATAGGATGTTACGATGTTCCTAAAACAAAGCACAGCTTACACATTCCGTTTTGGTCCGTTTGTGGACGATACCGACGGCAAAACTGCTGAAACTGGACTGACCATTGAAGACTCCCACGTTAGGGTGAGTAAGAATGGTGGGAACTTTATAGACAAAGCAGAAACCAGTAACTCAGCCCACGATGAAGCTGGATTTTACGTCGTGGTTTTTAACACCACGGACACCAATACCGTAGGCGAACTGCAAGTTGCCTGTCACATATCCGGTGCGTTGCCAGTATTTAAGACTTTCTATGTGGTAGAAGAAGCTATTTACGATGCCCTCTTTGCAGGTAGTGCCACAGGTGCCCTTACCGGAGTGTCCGTAAACGCCCTTACAAGTGCAGCCATTACCGATGTGTGGAGTACAGACACCCTGACAGAAGCATACGCTTCGGATGGGGCCGCTGGAACATCAGCACAATTACTCTACATGATTTGGGCAGCAGTCCATGAGTTCAGCATCAGTGGTACGACAATCACTTCCAAGAAGCTGGATGGGTCTACCACAGCAATGACTTGGACGCTGGATGATTCCTCTAATCCCACCTCCCGTACTAGAGCTACTTAATGGCGATCAAGGATATAATCGGACCTGGGTTCAAGAACGGTGCGAAGTTCATCGTAACCCGTGGGTTCGGTGTGTCCCTGAAAGGGTTTCTTTTTGAGTCTATGCAGATGACCCTGACCCAAGGGGGACGTAGACGCTACAACGTAGCCGACTCTCCCACAGCTTCTACTAATAAGGGTTGGTCGTTTGAATCCCTGCAGGCCATGATTACGCAGGGTGGGGCAAGAAGGAAATAATCAATCTGGCTTTAGGTAGACCCTGTACGCACTAAACGGGTCATCCCCAGGTGAACCGCTTTCTATTTTTTTCCGTACTCCGCGGGCTTTTGCAAGAATATGTCGAGCGATTCTTTGCCTCTCTTTGTTGTTGGTGGCTGTGTAATATTCTTCAAACAGTTTCTTAAACTCTTTGTAAGACTTCTTTCTGTCGTGGCCGTTCTTCACCGCCCACTCGGTAATAAAAACAACGTCCCTAGCGCTCGTACCCCCACCGTCGCGGGTAATTCCAATCAGGAGCCCGATGCTTCTTCCCCAATTATTAAGGCTACCTGGCTCCCCGAGGTCTGATACTTCTACAACGGCACGGCCAGTGCTTCCAAAAAGACCAACTAAAAGATGATCCCAATTCCTAGCATCAACAGCTTGAAGGCTAAAAGTCTGCAAAAACTTTCCAACATTTGACCCCCTTTCCGTACCTTTCCTTATTCTTACATCTTGCTTTTTTTCGTAGGGGGGGATGGTTGGCTTCCCCTTAAACAAGTCATAGTTCATCCTGACTTCAAGGAAACTTACAAACGGACCCGCTATAGCTTTTATGTCTACTGGCGAAAACGACTTAAGAAAACTTGTCCTAAAACCCTCGAACCCCTGTTTGCGTGTTGCACCGCCAGAAATAACGTCGATTGCTCTAGTTACTCCCGAAGCGAGAACACCAAACTCGTAAGGCTTGGGTATTGCAAGCCAAGTATTGGGGCCGAGTCGTATGTTGTAATAAAAATCTTTCCTCCAGGCCGGAAGCTGCCTGTATTCGTCCCGTTCCTCTTCACTTCCAGTCATATTCCAGGCGTAGACCATTAACTCGGGAACAACGCTGTACTTGAGCCAGGCAACAAGAAGGCCATTTGGATTCCTGTGCAGTTGCTTGACCGCGCGTCTAAGCGCTTGAACCGCCGCGTTAGTGAACGGGACCATTTGGTTTACATATTTCATTACCGATCCGCTAACGGCAAAATCCAACAAATCTCTTGCTTCGTAGGCTGCGTAAAGTATTGCATCGCTTTCGCTTAATCCAGCGTCAAGCGCTTTCTTTTTGGCAACTCTAAACTCGGCTAATCTGTTTAGCTTTTCGGATCCCTCGGCTAATGATTTGTATTTTTCCCACCCTTTAGAAATCTGTTCCCGCGTCATTACCGTGACGTTTTTATCTTTAATTAGCTCTCGCGTGGCCCTGTGCATGTGCGCAACGTAATCAACGCGACTTTTCAGGTAGTGCCCAAACTGCCCGCCTCCACCAAGCATGAACTCAGACGCCTCCGCAGTCTTTCCCAACGCTTGAAATGTGTGGCGAAGCTGACTTCCTACATTAGTTAGGTGCGGTCGAGTAAACGTATCTCGAATAATATTCCGAAACATAAACGCCGGAAAGTAGGTGATAGTGTTGCGTAGTATGCGGGGCAGAATTGTAAAGAGTACCGGTAGCGAGGCGTTGTTGCCTATCCCGTCAAGGGCTTTTCTGATTTCGGGGTGCATTCTCCAATACGTTTCTTTTCCGTTGATATAAATCTTAACCGCGTTGCTGTCTTCCTTCTCAACTCGGTGCATAATCTCTGCTAAATTTAGAGCAGGGCCTTCGTACATTCTTCGCGGCTTGCTTTCGGCAAGCTCTGCCATCTGCTGCAGGGCGTAGTTTCTTTGTGCGTCATGCTGAGCAATTTGACCTATCTGGAGCATATTTGCGTAAATATTGCCTATTGGCTCAGTGCTTCCAAAGAACTTCTTGATAACGCTTTTAGTTGTAGTTACGCCTGTTGACCCCATTGCCTTAGTTGGGTCTGCAGTTATCAAATTGTTTGAGTCTACAATCCTCCGCATATTTACATAAAACTGGTTATCTGCTTTTATTTCGTTGTATTGCTCCCTGGATATTCGCCCAAAATGCAACAATGGTTGCAGAATCATAGCGTCAGCGAACGCGCGATACCTTTCTGCTGCGTCCCGTAACCGAGAAACATCCTCCGGGGGAAGGGCGTTAATTTCAGCGAGGGTTCTTTTGGAAACTCGCAAGTCACCTTCTAGCCCAGCACCCGACCCAATCATGTGTTGTCGCTGCTTGTTGTTTGCTTTAATTATTCTTTCAGTTTTTTTACCAATGGGTAAATCGCCCAGATTTATCCAGATAGTTTCAAGGCCAGCGAAATACTTGCCGTCGCCGTACTTGATGCTATTGATTTCACCTTCCGCAAGTGCAACAGCTTTCATATAAAGATTTAATTCTTCCTTTAGCTCTTGGGGAATATCGAGGCCATCTTCTTTGCGCGCCTTAACGGTTGATTCTAATTCCGCAATAATCAAACCGATTTCTTCCAGCAGTTTGAAAAACGCTTTTTCATCTATGACCTCGCTTCGCTCAATGTGCCTTTCTGCAATCATAAACGCATGTAGAAGCCGCACATCTCGTTTAAGTGTGTCTGCAGATGTCATGTCTAAAGGTGCAAATAAATATTGAAGATTCCCAACGCCTGATGCGGAACCAGGCCGAACCACCCCGTCTCCTGCAAGCCACGCCTTCCAATCGATAGGCCCGTGAAGAAGCTGGTCTTCCCACTGAGTCATTTGGCCTTGGAGATTTCTAATAAGTATCTCTGGGTCTTTGAGTGGGTTTATGAAATCACCGTGTCTTGCCTTGAGCACATCAATCCCGTGCATCGCGGGATCAAGGCTATCGCCAAACCACGACTGGAGCTTGCTGTAAAAGCCAGGGTTGAATGCGTGTCCCGTGTCACGCCAAATGCGCGTCATGATTTCTTGGGTGAATGCGGCAACATTATTAAGCCCCAAGGTAATAAGGCTCTCTCCGTCGCCGCCAAATCCTTCAAACTTGACGTTTGAGATTGTTTTATTTATCCCGGACAAACCGCCATGCACCCGAATCTTGTCGCCAAACTCGCGGAGTTTTTTAAGAGCCTTTGGTGCGCGTTTCTGGAGCCTGGATAGCATAAACTTTGAAAACACCGGGGCTTGTTTAAGTGTAGCGTCTGGGTTCACTAGGTACGCTCTAATCCACTCCGCTATAGCTTCGCCTGCAACGTAACGGTGCTCTGACCTTGGGCCTGTTTCTTCAATTGAACCATGCTGCGCAAACCCCATCATTTCATCCAGCATCGCTTTGGCTTCGTCGGTGTACTCAGTGACTTCTATTTCAACTTGTTGGGTTGTGCCATCAGCGTTTGTGATTTTGGATGGGTATTTTTGTACTACAAGAAGGTCGGCTCCAATGGAAGCAGCGTCGTCTACAAAATGGCCTAATTCATGGGCGGCTGTATCAAGGTCGTTCCCGTACTTGATAACAATGCGGCCCGTGGCGGGGCTGTATGTGCCAAGCGTTTGCTTAGGGAGTTTTCCTTTAATTGGCTGGCGACCGAGCTTTGCTGAAAAGATTATGTCAGCCGGAGCTTCGGGGGTTTTGCCTTCGGGCAACGGAAGGGGATCAACGGGTATCCTTGAGACAGGGGTTGTTTGTGGCCGCGATTGAAGCGGAGCAGACTCGGCTTCATCTGGAGCGGTTCGCATGGGCGGCGTAGCTTCGCGGGAAGGCTTGCCGGATGTCTGCGTTTTTGCGGGAGACAACTTAGCCTTTGCGATAATATCAGACTGCGTTTTTTTCTGGTCCCACTGAATCCCGTCAATAATCTCTTGCTTACGAGCTTCCCCCTGAGAAACTTTATACCCCTGTGCTTTGAGGACTTTTTTAATAACCTCATTCTTGTCGGTTATTTTTTTGATTCCCAAGTCAGGCAAGTTGATTCCAATTGACTGCCCTACTGAAAGTTCGCCTGCAGAAAGATTGAAAATCCCTGGAGAAAGTCGATAAGTATAGTGATCCCGAAACACAAGTTTTTTGTTTTCGTCAACAATGAAAATCGGGTTGTAAGCAATCTCTGGTACTTCTTTAACAAGCTCCTTGATTACCTTTAGGCCTTTTGTCTTAACCAAATCACCGGAATCTAAAACCATATCTGCTGTGACGCCAGGATCAGGCACCTTAACAGAATCAAGAAATTTCTGGCGTAGGTTATCGGGAAGCAGGCTTAAATCAGAAGCGTCCCACGCCGAACGAAGTTCTTTCAGCGTCTTCGTGGCAGCACCGTCTTTACTGAGTTCTGCCCATGATTTTGGAACCTTGACGCCAGAATCTTGAATCATCTGGTAAAGTTGCCGAAGGTTGACTTGGGAAGCAGTTGCCGCCGAAAGACCGCTAGATAGATGCGTAAGATTCCATTGGCTGTCTTTATGCTCTTTCCATTGAGCATCGGTCATTCGTTTTCTGTCAACCAGTACAGGTTTGCCGTCTATGTCAACAATCCCACGGGTAATAGCCCATGTGTCATCAAGGACGAGCGCATCTACTTTGACGTTCTGAGATTTGCCTCCTATTTCTATGGGGATTGAAACAGTCTGCTTAGTTCCTTTTGGAGAACGCTTGCGTAAATCTTTCCAAACTCGATCATCCTCTCGTTCTTTTTTTTGCTCTGCACGCTTTTTCTGAGCAGCTTTAATTTCGCGTTGTTCCGCTTTTTCTCCGGCTGTGGGTTTGGGAGTGGCTGGCTTTCTTGTAGGCGGGCCAACAATCCCTTGATTCCTAAACCCTGTTGCAATCCCCTCCTTGAACTTAGCCCCCGGGTACAAAGTCTCTAAGGCTTTTTCTTTCTGGGCTTTGTCTTTACCTATTTTGTCAGCAACTTTTACGTCTGGGTCGCTGGCCGAAAAGGCAACATTGGTTCTCCCTGACCCGTGGCGTTCGTTTAACGCACCATCTTTTGTTATGGTCCCAACTGTCGTTCCTTTATCTATTCCACCCGCCCAATTCCCAGCCTCGGATTCACCGTATAACACAAAAGCGTGTTGTCTCCTGGCCTGCTTTTCTTCTGGAGTTGTCTCCATGATTTCGTCGTATTTTTTAACGATGTCTTTTAGCTTGGCTCCCGGTTGTTTTGAAAAGTTGTATAACTTTTTTTGCTGTTCGGGTGTCATTGTGCGGGGCTTAAAGACAGGGCGAGACGCATCTTTTCTTGCCCCCGGCCCTACCTCAAACGTGCTTGGATCAGCAGGTACACTAGCCCCTTTAGCAGCCTCAGTGGGGGTGGGGGACTCGGTGGGGGCTGTTCCAGTAGTGGTCTTGCCTTGCCGTTGCTTGGCTATTGCAATTTGCTTTTTTAACTTAGCTATATATCCTGACTGGTCCTTGCTTAAAGCTATGTCGCCTTCCGCAATAGTTTGTTCATGGTCGCGTTGTATTTCTTGTAATGCTGCTAGGAGCTTTCCAGCTCTTTCAATCGTTAGAGTGCCATTAAATTCTTCCTCTAATATCAACCCGTCTTCCGATACACCATCTTTGTCAAAATTCTGTTCGTCGTACTTCGGTGCTTCGGGGGTGGGTTGGGGAGAAGGCTCTGAATCGGCTTTAGAAACAGCGTCCAAGATTCGATCAATTATGCCAGGCTTATTGCCTACCGTTTTAACCCCAAGTTCTCTGGCAATATCCTTTAACTCGTTCTTGGTTCGAGCCTCAAGCTGCTCCCTTGTTTCTGTAAATTCGGCGCGTCGCTTGAGTTGATTTTCTTTTTCGGCTTTTTTGAGGTCGCGTTGTTTTTTCCTTGAGTCTAAAGCTGATTGGAAAAAAGCCTGTGGGCGAATTTTAATGGCAGCCGTTAGTAGGTTTTTTTGCGCAGCGGTTAGCTCCGATCCTTCATTTTGGGCTATGGCTAAATCAGCAGCCTCTCTTATCCACGTTCCACCCGTATCTTTTGCCATTGCAATTATATGTGCTACGTCATTGTCAATCATATCGCTGACAACGCCGCGTATCTTGTCTATCTGGCCGCTTTTGACCTTAACGCCGGTGATGCTTGTGTGCTTAACGGTTGGGGGTACACTACCTGGAGGCCGAGCAAAAGTCTCCTCTTTAGTAGTTACGTCCGTTTCAATACCTACAGACTTGTAAAAATCTGCGGCGTTTTTCGGGGACGTTCCACCCATAAAGTGAAACAGAAAACTTAACGCTTTTTTTTCGCTAACTTCAGAGGGCTGCTTACCATCTAAGTCTCCATCAATTACACGCTGGCGAAGTGCTTCATGGCCTTCGCCGCCCTTTTTAACAAAGCTGTCTGGGATTGCTGCCGAATCCTCTGAAATCTGGGTGGCGTTTTCTATGGCCGGAATGAGCGATTCTTTCTGCATCTTCCCAGCACCCTTAATGCCAAGCTCTTTAGCTATCCCTTTTAGCTCGCTAACATTCATATCGCCGAGCTTTGGATCGCCCTTAGTGGGAGTGGTGGGAATGGGAATCTTGCCCGCCTTCATTGCGCGGAGCTTCTCAACTTGTTCTTTTCTGGGCAATCCTCGCACGGCTTCTGCCGCTGCCCTGGCGTCTGCTTCGTTATCAAATTCTACAGCTGTTTCTGATTTTGTTTTTGCGTTTGGTTCCCACCAAACTATGACACGCCACGAATTATCTTTTCTTGTGGTTTCAACAGGATTTCCGCTGGCGTCCCGCTTTAACTTGGGCCGAACACCTGTAACTTCTAAAGAATTGTAAACGTCCCCGCCTTCCCTGGGTGGCGTTCCTTCTAGTACAGTTGTGTCCCTGGTTCCACCATAATCATCTATTCCAGAAACTTCTCCTGGTGTTGGAGTAGGCTCTGCGGGGGCCCGCTGTTTAGCTATGCGGATTTGTTTTTCTAATCTAGCTATCTTGTCCCGAGTCCCGGCTGGAGCGGACCAAGGCCTTTCTCTTAATATTTGTATTAAGCCTTCTACTTCCTGTTCTGCTGCTTCAATAGAAATAGAAGGTGCATTAGCTTCCGACTCAAGATAATCAAAGTCTCTTATCCTTCCGTCTTCGGTTACGCCGTCTTCGTCGTACTGCGGTGCCTCAGTGGGAGTGGGCTGGGGTGTAGGCTCTGTGGGGGCCCCCGTAACATCGCCTCCCAACGCAGTTATTCGCCGCTTGGCTATTTCAATTGCTTTTTTTAGCGTTTCTTTTACTTTGTCGACGTCAATAGGGTACTCTCTGGGAATAGTCCTTTCTGATATCGCCTTTAATCTCGCTTCGGCTTGCCTGATATTTAGAGCAATTGGTTTTCCCGGCCATGTAGGGTCTTTTATTTTCCCGTATTCAGTCACGCCATCTTTGTCAAAACCATCTTTGTCAAAACCAAACCTATCGTATTGCGGCTCTTCTTTAGCTGTTGGTGCTTCGGTTTCTGGGGTTGGTTGAGCGGTGTCTTTTTCGCCAAACCCTTCTAGGTTAATAGAGGAGACGATCCCAACTCCCTTTATTTGTACTCTCGCTCTCTGCTCTGCTTCCCGTTGGGTGGCCGCTTGGACGCGAATGACACTAGTTTCGCCGTTATGCACAACGGTAACGGCGTGCCAGCGAAGGGTTCCACGAAACTCCCGTAACGAATTAGCCATTGGTCGGAGAGAATCCGCAAGCCTTTGTCTCATTGGGCCACTTAGCTTGGCCCCAGGGAGTATCTTAGCCAGCCGCGTGCGTGTTGGTGAATCTACGAACGCAAGCACACCTTCTCGGTTAGACATCATCAACGCTTGATTTATCTCAAACGACGTTTTGCCGAAATCGGTTAGCTCTTTTATCGCTTGGTTTTTTATTTTCCGATTAAATTCAAACTGATTGATTGTTGCGCCGGTCGCACTTATGGTTTCCCCAAACCCAGCACCGACAACGGCACCAACAATTGCTTGCGATACAGCCTCAGCGATTGCTCCCTTAGACATTCTTTTGCGGTCAACGAAATAGCCTGCAGCAATTGATTCTCCAATTGCAGTAAGTGATTCCTGCCACACCTCGCTTACTATAGCAGCCGGAGCAAGAGTGATAGACTTAAATGCTTGGCGAGCAGCAGACCTGGTAACACTAGCGACTGGCCCCTTTGCCGCCAAAACGCCACCAGGCTTAAAATGCCGTAAAATACCTTCGGCACCAGGAATAACTTTGCCCAGGCGCGCACCAAGCATCATTGGCGCAACTTCTGCTGCCGCAAGAAGGAGTCCGTAAGCAACAGAATTTTCCTGGCTCCCTCCCTCTTTGCGTAATTCTAAGTATCCGTCCCCGAATGACGTAGCACCAGCAAGTGCAGTTACCCCACCCATGCTTGACATCCACGGAGCAAACTGTCCCGTAATACCAGCAGCTACAAGAAACGACAAAGCGTTTCGCGTGGGCGCAGACATCTTTGCAATGTTGGGTGACAGGTGTGATTTTTCTAACTCGTTGACTGCGAGGTTGCGGTTGTCTAGTAGGGCTTTCCACCGCAGCCCCGTTGTTTCAAATCCAGGTACGCCTATTGCGGCGCCAACCCCGAAAACTCCGGTGCCTATCATGCCGACTGCTTCTTCACCAACAGTCAAAGACCACAACGCCAGCTTAGTTAAGTTGCTGCTCTCGGGAAGATTTAATATGTCTGAATAGTACCACGCTAAATCCTTGCTTCTTTGCGCCTGGAGCTTTTGCGTGGCGAGGAGGTATTCTTTTTTGGATAGCTTGTTGGCTTCACCAATGACCCGAAATATCTCGGACTCCGAGGCATTTTCTTTTTTTAATGAATCATACAAATGCCCAATGTGCTGGGCTTTAGCTTGCTGCCATCCGGTCTCTATGCGGAAATTTTCGTATGTTCCTTCTACCTTTTCGAGTTCTCCCCAAAACCCACGCTGCTCCAAATAATCTTTAAGGTCTTCGTAAGACTCTGTGATTTTTTTATTTTGATCCGCTGCTTTGTTTGAAACTTTCCGTCGCTCTGTTTCTGGAACAAGATGCGGAATATAGTGGCGATAAGGCCCTTGCCATATAAGTTTGCCCAAGACCTCCGACTTCCTGGCGTTGTCTAGCAGCGACTCCGTGGTGGTCCACTCTTGCCCTTGATATAAGTCATTTCTTCGGAGATTTTCTTCTGCAGCTTTAAGGTCTATTTGAAAAGTGTTTACTTCAACTTGGGCTGCTGCCGAGGCTTTGTAGGCGCGGTCTATCAATACCTCTATTTTTCCATCGTCTAGGTCTGGGTGATGTTGTTTTAAGAGACTTTTTAAGAACTGCCGCTTCTGTTCTTCTGGCAATTCCCAGAGATTAACAGAGGAACCGTCTTGAAAAACAATTGGTTTCTTCTGATAGATGTACTCCCACACTAATTGTCGAGACTGGACCACCGGGTTTTTTGATTGATGCTCAAACCATTTCCTGCGGTTTTCTGCGTGCTCTTTTATGTACTGCTCTTTTAGGCTGGGGCCTGGAAAAGGGAGCTTTTCCGGACCCTCCGGCATTAGCATTCCCAACGGAACAAGTGCTTGCCAGGTTTCCGATATCGCATTTGCGGTAGTTTGGCCCCAACCCAAAAGGTCTAGCGTTAAGGATTCGCTTAAAGGGAGTTCTTCGCTCCAGTCTTCGGGTGGCCTTCCGCTATGATCAGGGTTAAATTCCCTATGCCCTGGCCGGAGAGATTCAACTTGTCGGGGACGGTCTACCTTCTTTTCTTCCGCGTCACCCCAATCCTCATCGGATGTTTTTTTCATGTGTGGGAGTATTACGTCGCGTTCGTCACCCGTATCCCACTTAAACTCCCTGGGGGTTCTTTCTCCTGGGTCTTCAGCGCCCATTTGCGCAAGCCCCATAAGGGAAGCGCTTGTTGGATCAAACCCAAGCATTTCCTCGGCACCAGCAGCCAAAGTATTTGGATCAATTAATGCGTCTTGGCGTCTCTGCTCATGTCTCTCTTGCAACCGGCGTTCTTTTTCTTCGTGCGTTTGCTGCGCCTGTAGGCGTTGCCGCTCTAGGTACTGCCTCGCGTCCGGCCTTGGTCGCCCAGATGCCTTGGCACCAGACCTTTCCCACTCTTTATCGAGTGACGTTTGCAGAACGTCCAGGCGTGTTCTTTGATCAACTCGTCTCCGAATCAACTCCGTAAAAGCATCCCCCTCGATTCGGTCATCCCAGGCAGCGCCTTTAACTAGAGGGTTTTGCGTGTACCAGTTCTTAAAGCCTTCGTACAAGGGCTCGTTGTTAAGCTCTGGCAGCTTTTCCGGAGAATACGGGCCGGGAAGAATGTTTCCGTGGCTGTCCAGAAGGCCATCTACTAGCTTGATTGCATCCGGGCTATTTAATATCGCGTCTCGGCGCTCTTTTTTGAATCGCTTTCGTTCCTCAGACCGCTGCCTGCGGATTTGCTGCTCTTGTGTTTCTGCTGCGTCTGCCTGAGCTTGCTGCTGCTCTCCCAAATGTTGATTTCTTTGGCCCCACGCACCTCCGCGGGGATCAATCTCCATGAACCCTTGGGGTTCTTTTTGCCACGCGATACGAGGACGCTCTGGCACCTCATCTCTACTTCTTGGCTCAGGCCCAAACTTTTGGACAAAACCTTCCTCAGAGCCCCCGTCGGCTTTCCATTTTTCTAGCTTTGACCTGTAACCTCGAACACGTTGCATCCAAACAGTGTGAGCCCTTTCCCACTCTTTGTACTCTTTCGTCTCCCTAACCTTTTTTTCTTGCTCTTCCTTCCACTTGTGCTTTTCTCTTTCAGATTGCCTAAGACGCTCGTTTTGTTCTTCGTTAAGAAGCAGATTTTCAAACTGCATCTTTTCTTCGTCGTAAATGACCGGCTGTTGCACCTCTATGTCGGGGACTCCAGCACCCGCCCCAGAGATGGGAGACACCAAATCAGAAAGAGTTGGGTCAAAGAAATTAGGAGCATTTGGTGCTACGTTGTGGCCCTGATCTTGCAAATGAGCCGACATATCCTGAAACGAAGACGGGACGTATACTTCTTGCCCCTGAGCATTTATTACAAAACGTCCCATTAAACTAGCCCTACGCAGGTAACTCAAACATCCCCTGATCCATATCTAGGGGATTACCGCTTACGTCTTCCATTACGTCAGTTTGAGCAATCATTTCCTGCTCTGGCTGGTTTTCAACTCGATAATTCGGGTCGTAAAACTCGTCCATCTCTTCCGGTTCATGCTCTAAAGAATCGGCTCTTCGCTGGCGTTCATCTATGTCCCCTCGAGGAACCGTGTTCGGGTCGTCGCCCTGATACCAAGCCTCGTCACGGGCTTGGTTCTTCATGTCTAAATAGTCGGGGTCACTTGAGCTAGGAGCCGTGTACTGGCTTTCAATTTTAACACGCTCCCTGGCCTCTTCTTCTGGAGGAAGGTTAGCGTTTCCAAACTCCGCATCGAACTGCTGGTTTACCCAATTTTTCTTATGCTCCCGCATCAGCCTGGCGAAGTTTTGGTCCTCGTCGTGCTGCGCTTTTTCTCGCTGTTCCCCTCGCTGCTCGTTTCGGCGGTTCCACCGGTCTTTTTGACGCTCTCGGGAGGTTTGCTTGTCTGCTTGATCGAGCTTTCTATCATCTTGATCGGCTTTTCTATCCCCGTTTCTTCGCAGCCATGCGTTGTGATTTTTCTTTTCGTCTAAATCATCTTGCTGGCGATCCTCGGAAACTCGCTTATTGTAATTGTCAACGCCATCAACGATTTTTTCAGCCTTGCCTTCTGGGGTAAGCTGCCACCTGTCAAATATCGGCTGTCCGTCTCGCGTCTTAACTCCGGTATCAATGTCGTAGGTTTTTGGCTGGTTTGGCGCGGCGTCAATTTCCCACAGCCTTCCATAAAGCTGGTTCATGTTCCATTCGCGTGTGTACTCGTCAACCTCTGGGTTGTTTTTCCATTGCTCGATTTCTTGGAGTATCTGCTTTTGCTCTTGTTCGGCTTCCTGCTGAGCTAGCTGCGATTTATGGTTTTCCAGTGCTATCTTGTTTTGAAACTCTTGAGCCTCTAAGAACCGCTGCTGCTGAAACTTCTGGTACTGTATTACTGACCTTCTTTGGTCTGAATGGTATTCTCGCTGTCCTCTAGCGTATTCTGCCTGTTGCCCAGGAAGGTATTCTTCGTGAAGATAACCACCACCGGAAGAAGGTTGAAACGCACCCCCGTCACGGGCTTGAACGTAATCAAACCACTCTTCCTGGTTTGCAAGCATCTGGTTTCTTTGAAACATGGCTGCGGCAGCAGACCGACCAATGTTTTGAACCATATCACTTTGTAGTCTTGTTTCAGGCAATGTTCACTCTTCCTTCTCCGCGTCTTATATCTTGCTGATTTTGGTCAGTTTGGCGTCGTCGTCGCAATTCTTGGGCTCTCTGGTACCAACTTCTTAATCCGCTCATCATTCCTCCAGCCTGATTTACAGTTTGCCCACCCCTTCGTGCGGCCGCGAGGCGTTCGTGGAACCTGGGACTCATGTACCCATAGCCACCAAGCCGAATTTTTGTAAGATGCGGATTCTTGACTCCCCATTGGTACCTCCCAGACTGCCCTTGGAGGTATTTTCGTCTTCTGTCGATTAGGTTCCTTGTCCCCGATGATAAATTATGTGTAAATCCACCAAAGTAATTTCTTTTTATATTAGTTCCTAGGTCGCGGTGACTTGTTTTCGTATACCTTCTGTGTCCCGTTCCCGTGTAGGGGTTGACGTAATTTTTTGCGTACCCGCGACGAGCTAGGCCTCGTTGCCTTCGGCCTTCTGCCTGTGCCGCTTTGTATTCCCTGCGACTACCAAAGTCCTTCCGGGTTCTACCGGCCATAAAACTTTTTTGCGCATCCCTTCCGGCGTTAATGAGACCTTTCCTGTAATGCCCTAACTGGTGGCTTGTCCTAAAACTCATAGCTCTTTGTGGTCGCTTGGAACCGGCAAGCATGTGCTGGTACACTCGGCCCGCAGACCCAGCAATCCCTGAATACCTTGGGTTGCCTCCCCGTATTCCGTACCCCGTAGGCTGTGTTCCGAAATATCTATGCGCAAACGTTCGGCGGTTCCTTGCGCCCGCGTAAAGAAACGGGTGAGGTCTTCCTGCTCGCGGGTGCCTTCGGCCACCAACGGAGCGAGGATACATCATTCGGCCTTGAAACATTCTCATGCTTTTATTACTCCGTTAGCCCCAAGCGTGGCGTGAGGCTGGATTCATCCCTGACCTGCCAGAGCCGCCAGGAGAAAGTTCGGTTTTAGTTACCTGTAAGCCGCCACCAAGGGCACCACGCCTAGCTTTGCTTGATGTAATTTGCTCGCCAACAGACTTCATTTGTACGATAATCTGCGCCCGCCGAAGTTTATATTCGTTTGCTATTCTTTGTTGGTCTATTCTGTTTCTTGCCATAGACAATTCTTTTGTAGCCTGCCTGTCTAATTGCCGCTGAGTTGCTTGAAGCTGGGCAAGCTGCATTTGCAACTGTTCTCTAGCAGCTAGTTGAAGCTCTTGTGATCGAAGTCCAATTCCTTGGGCTTCCATTGCATCTGCCCTTGCCTGTTGCTGTGTTTCTGCTTGAGCTTGCTGTACCCCTAGCTGAGAAGCTGCTTGGTTGTACTGCTGCCCACCCCTTTCAACTGCCTGCTGGAATCTCTGCTGCGAGGCACGATTGCCTCCAAGCATTTCAAACCCGCGGTCCATTGCCTGCGCCCTAGCCATTTGTTCTTCTTGAATGCGCTGGCGATCAAGAGCCTCTAAGTCCATTGTTCGGCCAAGGGCTGCTGTGTTACGAGCCGCCTCAAACGAGGCAGACATATCCCGCTTCCTGGCGCGTGAGGCTAACGCTCCATACTGGCCTTGAAGGTCTTGCCAAGAGGGGACGTTAGAAGAAGGGTACATTGCCATAGGTTCACCATTTCTTTTCAGGGCAGTGGGCCGTTGCCCAGGCTATTTTATTGAGGGTCTTCCCCTCTTTTTTTAGACCACAACCACAGACCTCACACGATCCGGTAGTCTCGGTCTTTGATTTGTAGTGCTTACAGGGTACGCAGATATGGGTAAATATAGCACTAATGCTACGATCAGAGCGATATGGTTTTCCCGCAGACATCCAGCGGGCTGTTTCTGTCGCTAATTTGCGTAATTTACCACAACATGCCATTTTAAGTCACCGAGAAACAAAGGTTATCTATTAGGATTTCCCCGCCATAAAGAATATCTGGAAATTCACCGCTCGTTTCTCCTAATTTAAGCCCGCCTGTGTTGTTTCCAATATACAAATCGTCGTTCCCGTACTCCAAAACGCCGACGTAATTATTCGTATATTCTTCTCCGTTAGCCACAACTTTGGATGCTGTGCCTGTCCCTATTGTCCACGAAATTGTATTAAACCCGCTTGTCCCGGTTCCGCTGCTGTCGTTAAGGGCAAGTCCGTGCAAAGCGTTTGTTGTGCTGTCTGTTTTAAGAATAAAATAAACCGTGTTTCCCGTTTCTTGATGCTCGTAAATAATCGCCCATTCGCCACTCATTGTCCCCGCTGGTGGATTTCCGTCCCAAGCGCCTCTTGTAATTAAACCCATTGCTTGACTTTGTACTAGCTCGGGCTCGTCAACAATTTTCAAATCAAAGCTAATTGTCCAAGTTGTGTGCCCGTAGGGACTGAAACAAGGATGCCTTTCTCTCTGGAAATAGCTTGATCCTGTAAACTTTGCACTCTGCGAGCCCTGCGAGGAAGTTGTGCTATACAGTGTCCCTGATTCTGTGAGGCGTTTGTTTCCAAATGAATCTTTACCGCTTCCCTCAAAGTAATAGCACGGACACGGACAACACGGGCACCCTGGGTTTCCTTTCTTGAACACCATCAATCACACCCACAGGCTTCTACAATTACCCACAAGCTCCCGCAAGTATCTTTTGCTACCAAAAGGATAGAGGCCACTTCTATTTCTTGGCACGAAATATTAAACACAACATCGCAAAAGTTTGGGTCTATTTTCTCAAACTCACCGTCTTCGTCATCGTCAATAGTTTTATGAACCCTAACTTTCGCGTCCAGCCCAGACACAATTTCCTCGGACATTTCTTGAGCCATGTCCCATTCGCCGCTTTCAATATAACCAGCAAGAAGCTCTTGGCTTTCTTCGTTAAAGTGTTCTGAGCTCATTTGAAACTCTTGTAGAGCAACTATTCCGGTGCCGGGAGTTCCCGTGTCTGACTGATACGCACTTATTTTAGATAAGGCTCTTGCCGACACGATTGACGGCTGCATAAACCCATGCGGGTCTTCGTTGCACGTTGGAGGTTCTGCGGGCTGCACACACTGACCAAGAGCGTCGTCAAACACGGTTCCGGGAGGGCATTGGCCTTCGCCGCCTTCGCCTCCGCCGGGTTCCTCAAATCCGTCAAGAGGATCAAATCCCTGCGGCCCGCCCCCGCCAACCGGGACGCCAGGGAAATCAGCAAAATCTGGTATTGGCCCATCAGGAACATTCGGAAAATTTCCTATGTCTGGAGGAAAACTTAGTCCTTCTAGTGGTGGAAAATCTCCCAACTCAGGAAGGGCTACGTCCCCAAACAAGTCCATCAAGTTGTCTACTAAGTTATTGAGTGCAGACCTAGTAGACGGGTCAACATTGTCCAAACACAAGCTGTCCTTGAGTGCTTGGATTTTGTCTTTGCGTAAAGCCATTACGTCCCTGCGCTTGTTATCTTAACCGTAGCAAACGATCCCCTAGCCTTGGGATGGGCTCGGTATTGAAGTCCGGTTCCTGCATATCCTTTCCACGTTCCCGACTCCCTTGCAGCGGCGTCTACTGCATCTTCGGCAGTCTGGCCTACATGAACGGACCAAGTGACATCGCCACTGTTCTGCCCCAATGCTGCACATATTGAACTTAACTTTCCCTCAAACATTCCCGTACTATCGCCCAATGAAAAAGGGCCAAATACAATATGAGAACTGATAGCGTTGCTTCCATCGTCTTCGTCCAGAGAGGGTTTAAGGTGCCGAAGGTATCCATCGTGAGAACCAAACACCACGGGAGATTCGTTGGAGGTGAAGTCCCTTCTTGCGTGACACGATGAAGCTACATGGTCAGCATGATAAGACACGGGCCAAAACGCTGCAGTTATCTTGTCTCCTTCTAGTCGGGTTTTAATGTCAATAAACCAATGGGAGGTGCTCGACCCGTCGTGGATAAACAAATGCACCCCTCGGTAACGAACGTCATACGCCATTGTTACCGTCTTGCTGGAGGTGTCGATGTTAATCAACTCCTCTGGAAGTAGCTCTCTCGATACACTTGTAGGAGCAGTGCCACACCCAGGAGGCATGACGTACAAACCATCTCGGCTCATAAACATCATGTACCCGCCCGCGACAAGACACCAAGACTTAGGGCCAAGAATGCCAATCTGGTCGTCGAGTCGTCGGGCCGTCCCACCTAGCGCTGGATCGCCAGTCATAATCCACAAAGACGACGTACACCCGATTACAAGACAATTATGGTGATAGGACACAAGAGCAACAATCGGCTCGCCAATCTGACCTGCTGACGTAAGGCTACCGACGATTGACCTTTGTGCGTCATCGGCTGAGTAATCCCAATCACTTGTGTCGCCTTGGCGGGACATCTTAAAGTTCTGCGGGTTACTTGCTTCTACGCATACAAGACGGTTTCGCCACGCTGCTATGGTTGTGCAGTTGGTGGGGACCGACCCTTTTAACCAGTCCTGGAAAAGGGGGTACATCTTGTTGTTTTCAGGATCATAGACCTTGATGGTCCGAGCTATTCGGTACTTTATACCCGTCACGTTTTCTGCGTTGGGCGAGGTAGCAAGATTGATGGTAGTGGTAGATACGCTAGCAATTTCAAACGCACCCGTTACGGTTCGTCCCGTTTTCCCTCTAGTAGAGCGAGATACCCGTACGTCAGTGTTTATACCCTTAGTTGTTTCAGCGACGGTTAATAGCTTAGTCCCGCCCGTTAATCCCGAAGAATCAACTGCCATGATTGCCATATCTCGGCTACCAAGGCTTCCTGAAAACGTAATAATTACGGCTCCCGCACTTAAATTAGCAGCACCGCTTTCAGACGCTTCTCCAGATGGAACAATTGACAATAACTCTATTGCTGCTGAAATTGCTGACCCCGCAGCATTCCACGCAATAGGAGCAGTCGTTTCTACCTGTCCATCGACGATGACCTTTAGGTTAAACGTCCCGCCCGTAGCACCTTGGGTAAGGGTCTGGACTTCGTTGGTTGCTGCGCTAGTTAGCTCGTTATCTGCGGCAGTTATTAAGGGGACACGCTGACCACCAAGGTCGTTTTGAAATGTTACCGTAACGGGAGTTCCAGGTAAGTCGCCCCCTCCGACAAGTATATTGTTATTCCCAGAAGAATCCTTCCCAATAGACGAGAGTTTAAGCAACGCTGCTTGTATGGTTGCTATATCAGCATTATGCGCTAAATCTGTAGTACGCGAGCCATTGAAGGTTAAGTAGTACGTCCCACCTGTCGGAGTGCCGCCCATAGTTATGGTTTGAATCTCGTTTGTTCCCGTTCCGCGAGAGAGAATAACTACACAGTGGTCGTTAGCATTAACGCCAAGAGTTCCAAAGTCTTTGGGAGTAGAGTCTGCTGCGCTTGTTACAGAAGTAAAAGCTGTGCCGCTAGCTATTTGAGCCAATTCCCCAGAATCAACCAGCGTGTCGCTACCGTCGCCGTTATCAGCGATGTATAACTTCTGGCGGAGGGGGGCTGAGACTAACAAGCGGTCACTTGCTAGTGTGGGGAGAGTGCCCGACGAACCATCGACACCGTTGGCTACCTTTGTCATGGTGCTAGCGTTAGACTGATACCACAGTTCACCGCCAGCAGACGCTACAAGGATGGTTTCTCTTTCTCCGTCTTTAATAAACTGCACCGTGTCCACAAGACGAACACGGGCAGACGAACCAGAGATTTGCTGGCTAAACGTTTTGCCTAATCCCGGCCTACTGCCACCACGCTCTCGCCCTTCCGAGCGGTCATCAGTCCAGACGTTGAGCGCATCCGGTGTGGAGTACGGAGCTTGCTGTTCGTAGGAACCCCGTTTGTCCAAACCCTTGGCGGGCCAAGACAACGATAGCTGACGTTGTTTTGCCATAACCCATAGTTAGCTAAGTGCTGCGGTGTCGTTCGCCGTAATGATCCACTTGTACCCACTGGTTCCGTTGGGAATGCTTGCAAGCACTACCGTGTCACCAGCGTCACCAAACGTAATCACCGTGTTTCCTGCGGTATTGCAGGCAGTTGCGGCTGTGACAGCACAATCGCCACCATCCGTTTTCAGGGTCAAGATGATGACCTGACCCGACTTAACGGGGTCTTTCAGGGAACGAGCTTCCGACGCGGCGGTTACCATTTCCACAACCGTCCAGTTGCCTTCTGCGGTAATGCTACCACCAGCACCGGGATCGGCTTGGTCGAAATCCGCTTTCAATAAATCCGCTGTAATTCTGTGACCGCTCACAATAGTCTCCTAATTAAAGGTAAGTTTGACGCCAGCAACGTCATCTGATGCTGGCAATAGTTTTAACCACATAAC